ACTTCATTCCCGTGTTCGAGGTTACTTATGGTATTACTATCTGCGTCTATTGTTTTCGTAGTTAATTCCTGGTCATCCGATGTCCCAACAACATCTCCAGAAACACCGTGGACCCCAGAGGACGGATTATCGACTTCATTCCCGTGTTCTAAATTACTAATAGTGTTACTGTCTGCGTCTATAGTTTTAGTCGTAAGCTCTTGATCGTCTGAAGTCCCGACAACATCTCCAGAAACACCGTGAGCAGCACTGGCCCCGATATGAGAATCTATTGTGGTGTGAGAGTTTGAACCTTTATTCAATATTTTGGTATGATCAACTTCATTCGAAGTCAAACTTTCTGTTTTTACTTTTTTGTAATCTGTTGAATCCGATACTTGGTTTAATTCGAGTTCATTTAGGAATGTTAACCATTTTGAGATACGATTTAAACACCAATTAAAAATACTAGGACTTGCTGGTCCAGGAGCTACAAATCCAATGTCTTGTTCACCCTGCGACTGGCTAGTTAACTTAGTGGGATCATCCGTACTTACCCAATCGAACTCTAAAGTTGGTTTACTAGAAATTGTAATCACCTCCTGTCAATATTTTTATATGATTTATTTTCAATTTTCTTTCTATGCTTAAATATCTATTTAGTTTCATTTTCTCCCACCTTATACTGTGTATTCTGTTATAAAATCACTTCCCCAACCACCCCACGTTGGACCCCATCCAAATTTATCAGTATCCCAAATCTGTATTAGGTCAAGTCTTACTCCAGCAGCTATAACATCTTGAAAAAGACTCATCAACAAATTGCCTATTTCATCGCCAATATACGTTGTCGTAGTCATGTATATGGCAGCCGGGAAGGATTCAATCAATTGAACATCTGTATCCCCTGTTAATTGTCTCCAAACGCTTAGTATTCTCTCGATATCGCCCTCACTGTTATTTATCCCAATTCGGATCTTTAACAAGACCCGGTAAAACTCATCATCGTATCCAAGCCGGCCTTGGCCAATTATTGTACCAAGATTGTCAAGCTGTGTTCCGGAACAATTATCAACATCGCGACTATATAATAATTCCCTGGTCTTATCTTCTAAATCCTGGATCTGATTTGTTCCAAGTGCAGCAATTAGATTTTTCAAATTAGACATAATTATTCCTTTTGATATTGATATATTAATTGCAATTGAGCGGCTTCAGTATGATTGTAAATTTTACCTTCAAATAATGGTCGCAATATTAGCTCATTACTTGCGACACTTTCATAATATTCATTTTCTGACGTTACAACATAGTAGTAATTTTGTATTGTTAAATCCGGGTGAGTATATGGTGAAGTTATGTTTGCAATTTTAGTACCTGTTTCTATGGTAACATTTGGCGATAAACTCCAGTAAATATTGTATAAAGTCGAGTTGGCTGTATCCTCAAATGAAATTATGTTTTCACTGTCTCTCTGAGATCCCGTTATTACTGGCGTAACAGGAATTGGTAAAATATATTCACTAACTTCATTTGACTCATCGCTTTCATCCGAAGCATTCTCAGCCGTCACGATATAATAATATGTATCGCCGTCATCTAAATCTGTATGTTCATAAGGAGAAGAAATGTCGGCTATCTTGGTTCCTGTTCCCTTAGTAACACCGGGCGTCTTGGCCCAGTAAACATTGTATTTTGTAGCACCTATGACAGAATCCCAATTTAAGGTAACGCTCGTAGGTGTCGTCAATACTGCCGTTAGGTTCTCTGGCTCGTCTAATTCAGGGATTCCACTGTCTTCAGAAGAAAGACTACTTTCTCCGTCTTCATCCTCTGCGGCCACGGTATAATAGACTGGTGTTCCAGGGGTTAACCCGGTGTGTTCATATCCACTTGTGATATCTGTTATTTTAGTTCCTGTTATTTTGCTTACTCCAGGTGAAAAACTCCAGTAAATATTATAACTATCTGCTCCTAAAGAAGAATCAAATGTTATAACATTTTTTTCAATTCCTGGCGTAACAACAACATTCTCTGGCATTTCAGGGTAAGGACTATCATTATATTCTGCTGATGGATCACTCTCACCGCCGACCGTTTCGGACGTTAAGACATAATAATATACTAAGCTTGCGTCAAGATCATCATGAACATGAGGACTTGTAATATCGGATATCTTTGTACCTGCTCCAGGGGAAACGCCAGGAGAGTTGCTCCAATAAGCGTGAGTTTCATCCGCTTCAGGATCAACCGTAAAAGTTATCGTATTTTCACCTTCACCGCCAACAACTGAAATGCCTGTCGGAGGATCTGTGATGCCTGATTCCGGAACGCCAGATTCTACTTCGGAAACGTCACTTTCGCCACTGTCATTTTCTGCCGTTACAGCATAAAAATATCTTGTCCCTGGAGTTAACGATGAATGATTGTGCGGTGATGTTACTTCTGTTATTTGGGTTCCGGAATCGGACAGAGTACCTGTAAACATTAAATTATCGAAATCAACTGCCCCAAAGTAAGACGGCGACCTAGGAAAGGCTTCTAAAATTATAGTGTTAAATTCATCTGCATCAGTTGTAAAATCTTTAGATTGCACTAGTACCCAAGAAGAACTAACGTATGCATAAAAACTAATAATAGTCCCAACCCGGACGAATTTATACTTTGTTGGATTCCCACTTAGATTTGTGACAAATCCACCGCCACCGCCACTGACTGGAGACTGCCAGTGATTATCAATTTGATTGCTTTGAGTAGGACTATGCCAAAAATTATAATGTGTAGAATAATCAGCCGACTGAATTTTAAATCTATCTTTTACTCCGCTTAAAATTGAAACATCTATTATTAACTCAAAATCACCTTGCGATGGCAAATTGTAATCATATTTTACACTTACCTTCCCTGTGTACGTCGGAGCGATAAGCCTTAATTTCCCACTTGTTATTGTTGCTGATTCATCTCCTAGGACTTTTGTTATAGTCCAGTTACCAAGATCACCGCTAAAATCTTCGTCTAAAACCCACACGTTTGTCCAATAAAGATTATAGGTATCCGCACCTGAAACAGAATCCCAGGTAATATTATTTTCTTCAACACCTGGTGTTACTACTACGTTTGTTGGTGGGTCTGGTATCGGTATTGGTATTGGAATACCATAATCTTCTTCTGAGGCTTCACTTTCTCCACTACCATTTTCAGCAGTTAATTCATAACAATAGACATCATCTGGGGTTAAAGAAGTATGGTCATAAGTCAAATCGACAATATCATTTACAACGCCATCATAGTCATCTTTTACCGATGGGATTACTATGAGATTATCAAAATCAACAGAGCCACCATGATTATCAACAGAGGTAACATACATTCTAATTGCACCAAGATTAGATGCTTCTACACCAAAATCTCTTGAATCTATTAAAACCCAAGAGGTTAAATAATAATATGTTTTTAATACAGTACCTTCTCTGGCCACTTTCAAAAACAAGGGTACACTACCTAAATCGCCGGTATATAAATCCTGAGCATTTCCACTTAAAAACAATCTACTCCTTACTCTTTTCCCTTTAGTGAAGTTGGTACTATAAGTAGTTTCAACATAATTAGAGAATGTCTCATCAAGATTCATAACCGTGAAAGCAAATTGCATACTTGTCGGAGTAGCATCAGGAGTAAAATTAGATATTTCTATTGTTGATTCAAAATCCCCAGGGGAAATGTCATAATCATACACAGTCTGTATTAAACCAGCTATACCATCAGGTATATCTATGTGTAATTTCTCATCAACAATAGTTGCTGTTTCGGTACCAATAGTTTTTACTATTGTCCAATCGTCGAGACTTGTAAAATAGCAATTTGGACCTTTGTCTTTTTTCCAATAAAGATTATATGTGTCCGCATCAGAAACAATATCCCATGAAGCTGTATTTTCCTCTCCTCCAGGAACTATTATTAAATTATCTGGAGCTGTTGGTATGGCCATTTATTTATTCCTGTTTACGCATCAATTATGGTTATGTTGGTTGTATCCCAACTTGAAAATTCAGGATTGGTACTAGTTCCGTCACTAATAGTTACATTGTCATCCAATGTTGGCCCAGGAGCAGTGCCTATTTTAACATCGAAATCAGTTATACCTGGGATTGTAGCTATCTGGGCTATTAACTGTGGATACACTATGACATCAACACCTGTTCCGAGATCATTCCCCCATTCTACTAATACGGCTTTCAATTGGGTATCTCCGTCACTCGGATATTCATCGTTTGTGGTGAAGTCATCCAGTATTAGATATATAGGAACTTCAACCGGCCTTGCAAAATTAATAGTATGTGGAACACTCGTACTATCATTAACAGTTTTAGTTACTTTATTAAAATCTCTGTCTATTAATATATCGGTAACACCGGTTAAACTGCTAATATCACCAGTTAAAAGCTCCATTATAACAGTAGAATTATCCCCGTCATATTCTACTTCAAATCCTTCACTCATCGACCCAGTAACAACCGTACCACTCAAATTGCTTAAAGCATTCAGAGCATTTTGGACATCGGTGTTCGAGGCCGTGTGTGCGAGTGCTGAAGTCGTTTGACCAGAATAAGTTAATGTCCAGGTTCCCCCAGAAGGCGTCCCGACAAATTCTATTGCATGGACATCGTTGCCAAAAGAAGTCTGGATTCCTGCTGGTTTTGAATTAAAAATCATTTGAGCTATTTCTTGATCCCTCGTCATAGCATCTCCGGTTTGCCTTATAACCGCCATAACACTGTGAGGCGGAAGATTACGCGAGTCTATCGAATCTCCAGAATTTTCGTAAGCATTGACATTCTGTAATTGAACTAACTCTGAATATTGATCGTCATTGAGTGACCAAATTTTGTTCATTATAGCTTCCAGGGTTCCAGCTTCAGAAGTGGTTAATCTTATTCTTCTTCTAATTCTAAATTCTGCATCAGTTTCTCTCTCTCTACCGAGAATAGCATCCGTTACATTTATGGTTGAACTTACTCCGGAAATCGGATTCATAATATTTGTCACGGTTCTTGCATTAGCAGAAGTTGGGCCAGTTTCCGTGCAAGTCATGTCAACAACCCCCTGGTTAACGCCAGAAACAGTTTCGGTTATTGTTATTGCAACAGCAACACTTGATTCTTTTAATGTATTCGTTTCTTCGGCTAGTATCGGTTGCTCTTGTTTGCCATCTATTCCGGCAAATGTTATAGTGAACCCGGTAGAAAAATCTCCGGAGACGGTTACCTCGGTCAAATTGGTTAAGGCCCTTAGTGCCGCTTGAACGTCGGCTGCTGTATCATCATAAGCGATAGAAGCCGTCTCATCGTTTTCATAAGAAACCGTAAAACCGCCTTCGTCCGGGACTGCGCTAAATGTGATTGTTTGTATTCCATCTGTGCCTGCTACAAGAGTTAACGCTTCGTCTGTTTCGAAAATTGTGGATGTGTCACCATCAACCGATACTTGTGTTCCGGCAGGAATTACTGTTGTAGCAGTTCCAAGGAATCTTTGATTTTGGATAACTGAAGCGGCAGCCTCTATGTATTCGAGAGCATTTATATCGCCTATGTTTTCAAGACTAACACCTTCCGCTGTGTTAGGGTATTGGCTGTTATATGTCAATTCAAACAATTCCCACATATAATTTAATCTATCGGCAAAAATATCTCTTAGTTGACCCAAAATTGATTCAGAGCTTGTATTTATTTGTTCTCCAAAAGTGGACTTGAGATCAGATTCAATTTCTTGTCGAATGATGGTGAGGCTTTTCCTGACAAAGCCCTCATCCGTTATGCCATATTCTATTGCCATAATGTTTTCCTCTTATAAAATATCAGCGACTACATAGCTATAATCGACTATTCCTGCCGTAGTAATTGCTCTGAATGTAACCGTCAATTCCCTTGTTGATTGATCTAAATCAAATTCTATATCTGATAACTCGATCACCCCCGGAGTGCCCACAATCGCGTTAACAAAAGCACTTCTTATTAGTATAGGATCTGGATTTTTCTTAAATATATCTTGGAAATAAGGCATACCGGCTTGGGTATCAAATTCATTTTCCCCTTTGAATGTCTGTAATCTCTGTTTTAAGTTCTGTTTTATTGCATCTATTCCGGAAACAAAAGCCAAGTCCCTATCTTCAAGATAGAGATCCCAAGTAGTATCATCCAATGCTAAATCAACTATATCTGACATTATATTTAAACCTTCCTATATAAAAGAAATTACTTGTGCCTGCAAAGATGTTAATACGGCCAAAGTAGCCGCATCTAAAGGTTGTTGACCTATAGCCGTGGTCACGGTAGCTGACAATAAGGCCACTATCAAGTCTTTGACAATCGCAAACAAATCTCCCGTGTTATTTTCAATCTTCATTTTGCCTAAGGCATCAATAGTTATTTTAACATCATTATATCCCAGTTTAAGCTCAGAGTTTTTCACTTCAATATTGACATCGTTGTGTGCTAATTCTATTCCGTCATTTGGGTATAATATAATCTCAGATGATCTATTCTTTATTACCATAGCATCATCCGGAAGATTTTCTATTGTTTTGTTCTTTGGCAAACAACCCGGTATAAACCAAGAATCGCTATAATCATGATGTCTTACATTTTGATGATTCAACGGGAAGCATTGCTCTCCTCGTTTCCATTCGTGAGACAAATAATTCTCCAATGATCGAGTGGAAACAATTGCCATCCCAAGATCCCCTTCTTTGAGAGGTAAATGAATGTAACAATTTCCATTATCTGTAGTCGTCCAGTTAACAGGGACATCGGGAATGGGCGGAATCTCGATGCTATATGTTTCCGGGAAGCCACCGTTATCGGTTTCATTAATTTCAACACCTCTTGAAGTAAACTTGTAAAATTCACTCTTTGTCAATGGTATTATCGTCGCTCTTTGAGTTGTTTTATCGTAATCCTTCACCTTTGCCGGGAAAGAGACATTGGTATCTAACACCTGAGACAAAATCATCTCATTTAAAGCAGTATATAAGCTTTGTTCTTTTTTATTAGATTGTTCCATTATCCGTTCTCCGGTTGATAGTTCTTAATAGAATCTTCGAGTGTTAAAGGGACCTGCCTATTGATCCATTCTGCTGCATCGAGAGTAGGAACCTTTGGAATTTGCCATTCTGAAATTTCGTTTGGTTTTTTGTATGGTTTACCTTTACAACGACATTCCCAGGAGTTACCGTGAGTATCTCCGGAATACATTATTTCATCTATTAAAAAATAACCATTAACACTGCCACTTTCTATGTAAACAACTTTATCTAAGTCTAACTCTGAGGTAAGCAAGCATTTGAAAGCAATACCATCAATTTCTCTCTTAGGACTCCCTATCAGTCCTGTGTATGGGCTTAAAAACAATATCGTATCATCCAAAGCTTTGTGTAATCCTTCCAATGTAAGTTTGTTATTATTAATGTTCCATCTTAATCCGAACTTACTAACAAGGGTGTCCATAGCTTTAACTGATTTTCCGGACAGCACTGATCCGACTTTCTGTTTTAAGTCGTCTAAACTTTTAATCTTTGACATAGCGTCTATCGTATCTATGCCTAGATTTTTTAAAGTTTCAACGATATCTTTTATCATTGTCTTAGCATCCATACCTTCATTGTAACTTTTACTTATCGTGGCTGCTTGAGAGGCAAAGTCACCATCTCCGGTTTCTAAAGTGCAAATCCAATTACCATCTGCAAATTTTCTGTAAGAATTAGTAATATCAGCATAATGGATTAATTCCTTACCAGTATAATCTAACCCACCATAACCGGCAAATAATTTTACTTGGCATACATGACTATCGTCTTCCAGCACTTTCCATTTTTCTTCAGAAAGATTATATATTTCAATAGTCCCCTTATTTGTGGCCGTTCCTTCTATTGTCTTTTTAATATTGAACTTTACCCTGAGATCGTATACATGGACATTATCTTTGGGAGTTTTAGCCGTATAGTGATAATACTTTCTTTCGCTCCAAATTGGCTCATTCCCAAAATTAAGTCTTGATATGTCAAGGTTTGGCAAAATATTTAAACCACCAACGACGTTATCATAAATTAAAGACGGATTAAATACTGGCCCAAATATTACGTCAACTTTTCTATCCCAATAAAAGTTACCCACTTATAGCCTCCAAATAATCTTCATCATCAGAATCGGCGTACATTAAGAGATAATCATCGCTTATAGTGTCTCTCCCGGCCTCTGTGGTTAAGTCTGCTATATTAATAAAAAACAGAAATCCGGGTGGCTTTTCATCTGTAACGAATCTCCTTATCAAATCGGCTCCTTGCAAAACAGGTAATCCTGATAGTATTGGCTCTTGTTTATAATTCCCAATCGACATTACCCATCTGTCCATTCTTGAGTTATACTGAAAAGTAAAATAATACCTGGCTCCCTCAAGAACTACATTGTATTTGTAATTGTATTTATCTTTATGAAAAGGTAATATATATTTCATTTAAAAAAATGCTCCACAACGTTTTTCCCGACTTTGCCGAATTTGTAAAAAGGGCTGCTAGGATCAGAAGAAATAGCTATTGAATCTTTACTTCCTTCACTTTTTTGTGGTTGCGACAAAGGTTTCCTTGGATCATACTCAGCTAAATTTTCTACCCAATCTGATTGAGCGACTAAAACTTCTCTAAATCTTGCTTCAAATTTTAAAGCTCTCGACGTTTCCTGATCCCTTGGAACAGTTAAAGATTCCATGACCATGTTTTTGTATCTAGTCAAATCAGTAATTATATTCACTGGAACCTTTGTATAATAAAGAACATTTAGCAGATAGAAAGCGTTTTTAGATGGAGAGTCTTTGGCAAATGTCCTTGTAGATGAAACAACAGAGGAGTACACTTGTTCATTATCAACAAATGGAGCTTTAAATCTGCTTATAGTCCCTTCCTGTAAAAAACTAATAGGATCATCAGATATTAATCCAGATAATTCATACACAACGCCTTTGTTAATTATATGATCACTAATGTTAACACCATTTTCAACGGGGAACTGTGTTGCCGTGGCAGACATATTATGAGACTCACTCTTTGCAACTTCGACAACTAAATATGTCCCGGTATCTGCGTCTGATCGTTGTATAACGACTCTTTTCTTGCCTTTTAAAATATCGAACATATTCATGATTAATTTTGATCCCTTTTAAAGCCTTTTATTTGGTATAACTCTTGCCCAGTCATTGTCGCTATGGCTTTTGCATCTTCTTCTGTTACATTATTAAGTGTTTGATTTATCGTCACGGTAACAGGACTAAGCATTTGTTTCCATTTTTGAGCCGGTTCAGTTACCATCTGTCTTTTGGCCCCGGCCTCGATTGCATTGATCAAATTGCTTGGAGCATATATAACTTTTTCTGTTGTTTCTTTCATCCTGGGGATTTCTTTTTTCCAAGTCTTTAATGGTTCGGTCAACGGTTTTGTTAAATCGCCAAACAATCCACCTAACACATTCTTAAAAAATCCACCTTCGCCCTTCGTCGAAACAGAAAAGCCTTGACCTTTTTGTTCGTAATCAGAATAGCTAATTTTGCCTTTCATTAATTTCCCAAAGCTTGCTTTTTGGCTCTTAACATCTTTTAACATGGCAAGTCCTTCTCTGAACATACCACCTTTACCAAAATCTCTTGAAAGTAAACCGCCAATAACTAAAGCTACTCCATGAGTTATATTTTTTATCTCAATTAAATCATCCTTTAAATCATTAAACTTACTTTTCAGATTCCCGCCTAAGAACTTTTTATCAAACCATCCAATAAGAGTTTTACCTTTCCACCCGGTAAGATATCTATAGAGATCGTCTATTGCCAAAAACAGAAAGCCAAAAGCAAGCCCTATAACAAGTGGCCACGCTGAAAAAGAGAGTTGTCCGGCCAATGCGGCAGCCGCAAGCTTGTATAGCCCAGCAGTAATATAACCTATAGCAGAAGCGAACCCAAGCATTATAATACCCGTCATCGTGACGAGTAATATCTTTAAAACTTTCTCAGTGCCACCTAATGCCTCTGCGAACAAATAAAAACCTCTTACAACTTCAAATAAAAATCCAGTTATTTCAGCAAGATACTTACCTAGAATTTTAAGAAAATTACCAATTCTAAGTCTAATTATTTTCTTATTTGCTTCTAACCAGAGAAGTATTCCTTGTGTAAATTTTTTTACAGTAGGCAATAAAATCTCACCGGCTTCCATAGCCGTTATTCTTATAGCATCTTTAATATTTGAAATTATACCAAGCAATGTTTTGGCTTGTTCAAACATTAAATTATGGAAAACACCGCCAGCTTCAGTCATATTTTTGAATGCTTGCTGGAACAAGTCAAAAGAGACTTTGCGAGTCCGAACCATATGCTGAACAGCTTCTCGGCCTTTGCCAAGGATTGCGCTCAATTCCCTAACAAGAGGAACACCAGCTCGCCTTAAATTCTGCAATTCGTAACCAGTCAAATACCCAGCAGCCTGGACCTTGCCAAAACTCATGGCTATTTGTTCCAAGGGAACGCTAAGGCCAGCAGCAATATCACCGATCATCTTTAACTGTGGCCTTAATTCTTTCGCGGCAGAACCCATACCGAGTAAGATTCTAGCTGTTCCCAATACTCCGGGTATTTCGAAAGGCGTAACTCTTGCAAACTCAAACAATTCCGCTAAGGTTTCTTTGGCAAGGCCAGCACTTCCAAGCATCGTCTTGAATGCTACTTTTATTTGCTCTAGCTTGGCAGCTTCTCGGATAAAACCACCAAGAGCAATAGTTCCAACACCCCACATGGCCGCTAGGCCAATCATGCTTTGCTTTACTCTTTTTAATCCAAGATTAAAATCCTTTAATTTCCTGGTATCAGCCATAAAGGCTAATCTTGCAAAGAGTGATCTAATTATCATTATTTGTCTCTAATTATTCTTGTTATAAAAAAGTTCAGCTTCTTCTTTTAAATCTAAGGCTTCGTGAGCATCCGCCAATGTATTTATATTCCAATAACGGTCTATTTCTTCGTATGTAGCTATTTGAGCTAAAATAGGTCGCCATATATAAGTATTGATATTTATAATGCCTGGGGTGAATTCTTTGCCAGACCCTTTAGCCCCTCTACGACGCCTTTTCCGTCGAAAAAATCAGCATACTGCACCTCAAGAGATTTCTTAACAACTGAAAATAGGTGTCTGATTCTTCCGGTAAAAATGATATCAAAAGATTTGATGACATCACCTTTTCCTTCGTGGGTAACTTGGCTTAGGAGAGTATTTATCATACTCATAATTTCGTTCTCATCTAACCTGTCACACAATAATCTTGCGGCTTCACCAACATTTATTTCTTTTTCGTCAATTTCTCCATCGTCTGCATCGCTGGCTATAGCCCCTATTGAAGGACCTATTAATTTAATAATCTTAGACAAAAGACTTAAAGCTATACGGGGAGGTAAATAAGCGAATACATACGCCTCCCCGTCTATAATTTCCCTAATTGTATCAATTTGATTCCCCATCATATTCTCCTTGATTTGATTATTATTAATATGTTTGTGAAGCTACATCATCTGTATTTCCGCCAACAAAACCAACCGCTGGGCCTTCTGCCAATTTTCCTTTTACCATCCATTCCCTGGTCCCGGCTTCTTTCCCGAATCCTTGATCAGACAATTTTACAACAGTTCCAAGAGTCATGGTCCCTGCACTTGTGCCATTATTATCTCGAACATCACAAGGTGTATTTAACCCAGACAAATACCATGCGCTAAGAATATCGTTATCTGACGATGTTTGCGACATTGTTATTGTTATCAGACCTAATTTATTTGCGTTTTTAGTTCTTGTTGGTTCGCCTTGAGTCCCTGACGTAAAGGTCCAGCCATCTTCATCGAATACAACAGTAACCTCATCCCAATTGCTAAGTTTTGTAACCCCAAGGGTTATTGAAACTTGAGTTGGATCATAAGTTTTGCTCATTATTTACTCCTTATTTATGCTGCGCTAATTTTTCCAGTTATTCCAACTTTATGAATTGCACCGGCGTATGTTGCCGAAAATGTTATCCCATTTAAATACCTTATACTTTTCTCACCGGCAGGGATATTTGCAAGCTTTGGCAATGTTATAGTTATGGTTCCCTCAGCCAATAACCCGGCTTCAACGCCACGATTCAACCAATAAGCCACTATAGCCCCAACTTGAGCAATTCCTGGAGTCGTGAACGGAACCTTATCAGAGTTTGCCAGTAAAGTAAAAATATCTTCTGCCATTTTCTGTTCTAACCAATCAGTTCCCCTCATTATATCAATATATTCACCAGAGGCCACTACGCCTTCGGAAGTTATCATATTGATACCAGCCACGGTTTCGTATGTGTTACAGTTTTTAGCTATTGCATAGCCCTTTTCTGATGTAGTAAGCGTGTCAGCGATAATCCCTGTGATTGGTTTAAACTTCCAAGTTATAGAACCAGGATCTTTGGGAGATTGTCCACCAATCCAGCCAGTAATTGGGTAATTATCCTCATCTTCACTGTAAAGCAAAAATGTCCTATCGTATGCAGCGGCTTGAAGGTCGGAAGCTGTGTCATCTGAAGCACTTGTAATTATTGCGGCTTCATCTGTGCTAACACCCATCAGTTTATCTTCTACTTCTATAAGAGCCGCTAAAGCTGCTATGTCTGCGCTATCTCCGCTTCCATTAAGCATTGGAACTAAAAAATACCAATCTGAGTCTTCGGCTAACGTTGCCGTTAAAGCCTCGGCCCAAGTTTGTACTGCTTGACCATTTTGAACTGTTGCTATAGTGACACTCGCAGGACCGGTTAAGCCAGAGATATCTACCGAACTGATTTCTACAAATGGGGTACTTGCGTCTGCTCCGTCCCATTCGATTGTTATTCCGGAAGATCCGGCGTCCATAGTACCTGTTACCGTTACACTCGTTATCCCAGCCAATGCTTCAATCGCAGTTTCTATTACACTGGTAGCGGCATCGTAAGCTATTGCCCCTGTGGTTAATCCGTTCCAGGTTATTGTCCATGTTCCGAGGGTTGCATCAGCATCAGTCGTTATTGTCTGCTGCTCGTTTGTAGCGACACCTTTTCTTGCAACTTTAAACTGCTCAGGACTTAATTCTTGGCCCATTAGCTTCAAAGACGCAATATAAAGAGCATCAGTGGTTAGAAACCCATCGGTCAACATTTCTGAAGGATCGGTATATGTCTTTACAGTATCAGGCATGCAAGTGTATGGCCCTAACAGTAAAGTAGTTCCGAAACCAGCCTGAGTGACCTTGGCTGTTTCTTTCGTAATATTCATTACAACAAAATCTGATATTTGAGACATTTTTATCCTCCAGTTCTAAGCATTAATATCTGTTATATTTCCGTTAACATTAACAGAATGTATTTCACCTAATTCATAATCTATATCTTCGCCGTAAGACAGTGCAATACTTGCGTTTACTCTAAACTCGAACTGAGAATCAATTAGCTCGGTAACGTCCCACGGTCCGTCATATCCCCAACAAGCAAAGCCTACTTTTTGTAATTCTAAATAATACAATTCACAATCGAGCGAGTTAAGTAATTGAGTCATGTATCTCAAATAATACTCATCAGCTATTACGGACACAGACAAGGCTATACTTTTTCTCCAGGTATAAGTCCAAGTATCCAGTTGTTTATAGGCCATCTCCCCGCCATCAACCTTTACCGGCCCGGAAGAAAAATTCAACAGTAGATAAGGTTTATCTGGCCTTGGTACTCCCGGCTTATCCCATATAATTGAGACATTGCTTGGGAGCGTGAGTCTAGCCCAATCGTATATTCCGTCTTCCAGTGCTTGATTTAATCTTATTCCCATCAGTCCTCTTCGAGTAAAAATCCGTAAGCTTTATAATGCGGTATAAAATGCGAACTCCAATCTTTTATTTTAAGCACTCTATATTGCTTGCTTACGTTTGCCGTATCTTCAACTACGCTTTGATTGGAATCAACCGTAATCGTTATAGGTTCCCCTATAACAGCCGATGTAAGAGTGTAACTTCCGTCCAAGTTGTCAATCGCATCAACCAGTAATACTGCGGCCTGAGCATGAATTAAAGCATATAATCCGGCTACTATAGATAACGCCGTTGCCCCGGTTCCCGACCCATACGTGAATGATGTACTGCTTATAGTACACACATAATCTGTATCGTCAACAACACTATCTATAGTACACGTATTAATTTGTGCTACGTTTTCACTTGCTCTCTTTAAGTAATCGTCTATTCTAATTTCAGTTTCAGAATACCATTTTAGAGTATCCATATTCCTGTTTGCTTCAGGGAGTAGGAGTAAATCGTCTCCGTCCAGAGGTTGAACACTTGCATCGCAAGTCACTATTTCAGGAACACCAGCTACGTGCCTCCCTTTGACATAACTACCGGCAGTTGGTCTTTTTATAACAATTTCTTCATTTTTCAATAAATCCATTATTTCTTATTCTGCTTTCCAGTTGTTTTCCGTCGGCCTATACTATTGGCCAACTCTCCGGTTTCGATCAACGGTTGGTTAAAACCCTTCTTCCTGATAGTAGACGGTCTATTCGGTTTTCTCATTAACCAATAATTGCTATACATGAACTGTTTAATTTCCTTTTGCAGAAACTTCCCAACAGAATCAAGGGCATCAGTCGTCCTCCTAGTCGTCATAAAATGATTTTTAATAGATTGCATTAACATCATTTCCATTTGCTTGCGCTTTAGGTCAAATGTTAATGCAATGTATGACCTTTGTGGTACTCCAATACCTAATTCGTTTTTAACCCCACGTTTCACTATCTTCTCAGGGGTTGTCTCGAACAATCCAATATCAATTGCAATGAATCCATTCCGCACAACAGGCTCTATGTTCTCGACTAACTTGTTCCATCCAGTATTATCTTCTTCTATAACCATCCCTTGAAACACGTAAGTTTTCTTGTCTACTTTCTTTTTTGGCAAATAACCTTTGGAGCCGGTATGTTTAGTTAAAAACCTTGAACCCACCAGTTCACTCGAATTGAGCTGAGATGATCCTTTGTTGAATTTTAACATTATACTCCCGGTTTAACTACTCTGAATGCTCCGATAGTTTGATTTCTTAATTCCAAAAAAGTTAATCCGTACTGGGTTCTGGCATAAGAAGCCTTTGTGGCGGAAAATCTAGTTCCTTCACTGTATTCCTTCATTACATCCCCAACTTTTTCTTTTGTAACTGGGCCACTTGTACCACCGCTTATTCCAGCTTTCAGTAGTGTTAATCTGTGGGCCGTAAGGTATCTTGCTGCTTGCTCTAACTTATTACCGAATACAGAAGAGCTTAAATCGTTGGTTACATCGGCCAAGATTAAATCCCACAAATCTTGATCTAAAGTTGATAACTCTGGTGCTATTAATAAAACATTTGCTTGTGTTGTGGCTGCCATATCTTATTTCTTCGCGTCTTTAAAGAGTTCTTCAATTTCATTAATCTGAGCAATTTTCTCCCCAAGTGAGGTTAAAACACTTTTCCTTGGTTTAGCTCGGTTTTTTTCCATTCTTTGCAAATGCTCTAATTCCTTTAACTCCATAGTGTTCTCAACTAATGCGTTCATGTCTTTAGCATTAAGAGACTCATAATCAATACTTTTTTCGTCTTTGCCAACATCAACACTTATAATTTCTTCTCCGTCTTCAGTTTCACCTTTAACTTCTACCGTCTCCTTGGGTTGAAACACGTTTAAAACCGTATCGTAATGAGTCATCCTTTTATTAGCTGCTTTAACGATTGCGAGCCATGTCTTTTCCGGAACATGATTTTTCCCTGGTACAAACCTAAAAAAACTTTGTAATTTAGTTTTCTCATTAACATACGGCAGGGTAAGTGTGTTTGGTTTAGAATAAAAAATTATCATTTCTTTGATCCCCATCATTAAGGTTAAAATCGGGGAATGGTGACGTTATTCCCCGATCAGTAAAAAATTATATACCAGTTAAAAACAAACAAGCCATAGGATATCGAACAACTACGCCACCATTTCTAGCCTCAACAGGAATGACGAATTCCAGATTTTTCTTCTGCACAGGATCAATTTCCATTTCAAGAGGAATTCTATTCTCAAGAACTTCAGGATCTCTTTCATAGAAAACTGCACCATCTTCAGTATCGCCAGTAAAAGCAGATGTCAATTCAACAGGGAGCCAACCCACTGTCTTGATTCCGTAAGCATTCCCAGGTTCCGTTATCTCTTGAAGTATCGTCTTTTCAGAAAGAGAATTAATTTTAGTTGTAGCTATAATGTTGTATTGTGGAATAGGGAGCAATACTGTGTCAGCTTCGTGCAATCCTTTGGAAGTCGTTCTAATAGCACCAGTTGAATCGGCTATGTCTTTCAAAATTTCAGCAGCAGTTTTCAACGCCCAGGTATCACCACCAGTTCCAGTCCCAACGGCCTGGGTAGGTATGTTTGGATTATTCAAAAAGCCAACAATACCATAAGTAGTATTACCAGTCCATGCTAACGTGTTTTCTTGCTCTCTAATAGCTCGTCTTGCAGCGTTGGCCTTAATTGTCTCAAGGGGAACATTAGCCATTGAAGCAGCTCTAACTTCTTGCTTTGAATAACCAAAAGAAGTTCCAATACTCTTAACCCTTTGGGTATATTCTTGAGTGGTAGCGTCAGCGCGAGGCAAATCGTCTGCGTAATTGGCTATGATTTTTGCCATACCGACCATCGTGATCATTCGGTATGTAATACTTTCAGCACCGGGGTTGTCCCTATTACTTACTGGGATATATTCCCTGTACTTTAACTCTCGTTGTTTGTACTCATACAACTTAGCCTCTATTTCCTCAAGTTGTCTTTCAAGGAAAAGAGTCTCGTTTGCATCAAAGTGATGTTTAACTCCATCTAAGCGAATCATTTATTAAGTCTCCTTTATATTCAAATTATGGTAAATTAACTTCAACAATTGCTATACCAGAAGCAGCAGCAGAAGAGCGATATTTAGCACCCGGTAAAACAGATGCATCAGACCCGTCGGCATCACTTCGACATGCGCCTAAAGTCTCACCGGCCCCAGCAGTTTGTCTAATATAAACGTCATTGCCAGCAACAACTGCGTCTTCAACTTGAACATAAATTCGGCCTTTTCTCATTACGCTCATGGCTGAACCAAGAGCATAACCGTCGCTACCATCGCTACCAGTCGATATTAAATTCTGAGTAACGGCTTGGGTATGCATCGTAATTCCTAGAGCGGTCCCAGATGCCGTAACATCAGTTGCAGTAATCGGACTTCTTGCCTTGTTTACGTCTTGAGGATCTTGGCATACAAAATATCCAAACCCTATAGCGGCAGAATTGCCAACCTGAGCAAGCACAGTACAGTTTGCAGTTCCAACCACAGTCGTAGTCGTTCCAGCAACATCAGATTCTACTTGAATATATTCATAAGTAGCTGTGTAATAAGATGTAACAGGCTCGGCCCCGGCATTAATTAATGCGGAAAGAGCTGCTGCTAATTCAGCTTTCGTATCAGAACCATCGGTGGTTACCGTAAAAGCTGTTCCGTTAATAGTCACAGTAGTAGTTGTGTCTGCTGCCGTAACAGTAACTTTGTCCAATTTCTTGCTATTATTAGCAAAGGTAAGAACTTGATTATCAGTAAGGTCAGCTAACTGACCAGGAAGTCCAATACTCATTGCAGTTTCAACACTTGTTTGCATAATTATGCCTCCTTATTTTGCTTTTCTGTTTTCTGCATCTTTTAATAAAAACTTTTCTTTCGGAGTTAAATTGTCTTTCTTCTCTCCGCCCTTAGAATCTTTATTAATATCTCCAGTGGCTTGGTCATCATCAATTTTTTGTTTCATTTCTACGATTTCATTAATAGCGTCGAATCTAGCATTGATGTAATCAATAGACTTTCCTTCAGCGTCAAAATTCTCTGATATAGCCTTGATGCACTCAATTTTTACATCGTCGAGTTTTTTACCTGCTGCATCCACTTTGAGCTTCCCGGCAATATCCTCTACATCTTTGCGATCTTTTACCATCTTCTCTATTTCGGGAGAATTAGGATCTTTCAACTTAGCAACATCTTCCTTGAGAGCTTTCATTGTCTCATCGTTTTGATCCAATTTCCCTTGAAGCTCATCCTTATCTTTCTTTAATGAAGTGATAAGCACAATAGCTTCATCTAATTTGTCAGATAAAGATTCGAAGTGAACCAAACTATCCTCTGTAAGCTCACAGGAAATTTGGCCTACCTCAAAGTTATCCAACTTGACTTCTTTTCTAATGAACCTTACTAAATCAGACATATTATCCTCCTTGTTTTTGTCTTTAGTTTCCAAGTCATTGTCTTGATCCATTATTCTTACGTTCCTTCCAGCTCTACCTCTAGGAACAATACTTAAATGATTATATCTAATATTTTTTTGGATAGCGTCATAATGACCATCCTTTGGGTGTTCCCCCTTACAAGGGATAACATCGCATGTATACCCACCGGAAAGTTCACTCGACAATCCTTCTTCTCTCCTGGAAACTATGGTTTCAATCATTTCTTTATCGGTTATGATCATATTTCCAGTAATATATTCATTTTCGGTTACGATATTTTCGCCGACCATGCCGATAAGCAATTCATCAACATTGTCTACGGTAACCATGCTTTCTGGGTGTAAATTTGTGATGGGAATCATTTGGAGGGATTTGATTGAATCTTCTGCGAAAACTTCTTCTTCGGACCTTAACTCGCGTATTAACTTCATATTATCATCATAATAATTAAAAACGCCGGACCTCGTGAAATTTCCTTTACAATGTAAGAATCCCGTACTTTCATCAATTCGCATTGAAGATTCTTCTGAATCAACTTTGAAATTGAAAATTCTATCTTGAGGGATACTATCGTCTGAATCTTTTTTTATGTTTTGGGATTTATTGCGCCACATAGAATAGCAAATGGCGGCTCTTTGGCTTTTCTCACCTTCATTATGTTTATTCATATAAGAAAAACACCGCGAGATGAAAGCCTCTTTTTGTTCTCCAGGATGGACGGGTTGTGGCATAATATAGTCTCC